ACGCGTTGTCGTCGAACGGATCGGTTGTGAACATGCCACACGTTCCCGCCGCCGCTTGCGAGCAGCCGACGAATGAGCCAATGACCTTGTCCCAGAGATAAAGCTTAGCGACAACGCACAGCACCACAAAAGCGAAGCAGGCTCGCATGATCATATTTATTCGAGACCCGGTTCCAGCTTCGGCGATCATCAGGTCGCGCTGCGCCTGCAACTGCGACACACGCTCGTTGGCGGCGATCTGGTCGCGCTGCGTGGTCGCGGTGATCGCGGCGAGCTTCTCGTTGGAGATGGCTGCGGTGATGGAGTTGACGGTGCCGAACAGTCCGCCGATCAGCGAGGGGATGGCCGTGAGGAGGGCGAGCATTGGGGGACGTCCTTACTTGGTCAGGTCGGAAGACGGGCCCAGCGGAGACGCCGGGGCCGGTGCAGCCGCCGGGGAGGCGGAGTTGACGTTGACGGTGATCGTCTGGTTGTCGCGCTTGGGCACCAGCCGACCGTCCTCATTCTCTTCGGTGTTGGACCGGCGCGCGTACTCAGTGACGAGCCCGGAGAAGACGAGCCACGCCGTGACGTACTTCGGGTTGCCGATCAGCGGCGCGAGGTCGACCGCCGTCAAGGCGAACCAAGCTGCGCCGAGCAAAACCTGAATGCGCCCAAACCAAATGACGGCGGACTTGTGGAATGAACGGTGGAAGACGAGGGCGTTGGTCTTGACGGTCTGCCACATGATCGTTGGTCCTTATGCCGTCTTGACGAGCGGCGCTACCGGAATGGTCGGCAGCACAGTGCCGGGCGGGAAAGCGACGGCGAGGTTGGCGTTGCCAGCCTTGTTCGCCGAGTAGGCCTCGTAGCCAACGCCCACGATGATGCAGGCCACGACGGCGGCGACGACGTAGTACCAGTCGAAGCCCGCAGCGGCGGCAGCGCTGCCGGTCGCAACCGCGCCGCCAGTGGTCTTGCCCGGCGCGGTCTTGCCAACGTGGATTGCCTTGGGCTGCACGGTGTGGGAGAGATCGGTCGCAGCCGGGGCCGCAGCGGGAGTGCCGCCCTTCGCCAGATGCAGGGCATAGGCCTTGAGGTCGTTGACGCGCGCGGTCCAGCCGCCGCCGAACGTCGACCACGTGCGGATTTGCTTCATGAAGTGCAGCCGCTCGGCGCACATCGCGGTGATGAACACCGAGGGATCGCATTTCTTGATCGCGTCGAGCAGGGCCTGATCCATCACGCCGCTGCCGGGCATCTTCAGGATCGCGCGAGCCGAGCGCACCGCGCGGGACGTGCCGGAGTTGACGCCGTAATCCATCATGGTGCAATCGACGCCCGCCGGGAGATCGTCATAGCGGATTGCAGCCGCGTATTTGGTTTTGTAAATGGCTTCCGCAGTCGCACGGGTCATCGCTTGAACGATGGGAGCCCAGCGCGTCATGCTGTCCATCTTCTGGCCCATGTGGGCCGCGAGGTCATAGCACGTGATGCCGTATTTCGTCGGGCCACCCGGGTCCAACTTATTCCAACCGAAACCGCCCTCTTATTTGTCGATCATGCGGTCGACGAACGGGATGTAAGTGAGAATGGACATGGCGCGCTCCGGGGACAGAGTAAGCGCTCGGCGACATCGTGAGATGTCGCCGAACGGTGACAGGTCGGTTTAGGCGACGGGCGGGGTCAGCGGAGTGAGCGGCGCGGGCGCGGGCTGCAGGATGACGGTCGCAGCGGGCGCAGGCGCAGCGGGAGCGGCGACCGCAGCAGCGGCGGCAGCAACAGCGGCAGCGGCCGGAGAGGCAGGCAGCTTCACGGGGACGGGCGCGGTCGCCGCCTTGAACTTCGCGGTCGCGTCGGTCTCGACGTTGTTGAGCGCGGTGCGGAGGTCGGACGGAACGCCCTTGAAGAGGTCCTTCAGCTTGGTGCCGAGCGGGCTGAGACAAAGGCCGCCTGCAACGATGGCGACAGCGACGTTGACGAGGAGGTCAACCGGAAGAGTTGGATCGGTGAACATGGGCAAAGCCTTTCGAGCGCGGGGATGAGTTCCATGTGCTTGTAGCATTAACCATGTTCCCGGTCAACCCGGTTCCGGGGGAGCCCGGGCTGACTTTTAGCTCTGGGGCTTAGTGAGAGTTTGCTGAGCCTCGTACCAGTTGTAGGTGTTCGACAAGCCGAGATGCAGCGGCGTGCTGAAGGTCCAGCCCAGACTGTCAAGCCGAGACAGATCGCTGAAACAGGTCGGCCGTCCAGTCGGTTTGGAGGTATCGAAGACAACCCGGTCCTGAGACAGGCCGCTGATACTTGTCAACATCTTCGCGACCTCCGCGATGCTGTGCGTGGTGCCACTGCCGATATTGATCGCTCCGGTGAAATTGTCACACTGGATGTCGGCGTTCCGCATGAAGAGCAGAACAAGATCGGCGAGGTCTTCGCTATACAGGAAGTCACGGCGTGCCGAGCCATCGCCCCAGATGCTGACGACGTCGTCTTGCGTCTGCGCGGCCTCGTAGAACTTCGCGATCAGGGACGGCAGCACGTGGCCGGAGACCGGGTTGAAGCGGTCGCGCGGACCGTACAGGTTGCCGCTGACGAGGTAGGTGTAGTCGAGCCCGTAGTTCGCGTGATAGGCTTCGAGCATCGCGAGCATGTGACGCTTCGCCTGTCCGTAGGCGGCCTCGCCTTCATGCGGCCGACCGTCGAAGATGGTTTCCTCGCGATAGGGCAGCACGGCGGGCCACGGGTAAACGGCGTTCGTGCCCATGGCGACGAGCTTCTTGACGCCCACTCGTCGCGAGGCATCGATCACGCTGGTGTTGATCAGCGTGTTGTCATAGATCGCCTTGGCCTGATTATCGATATTGCCCTGCAAGCCATAGACGGTCGCGGCGGCGTGAAAGACATACTCGGGCCGAATGTCGGAGAACGCGTCTGCAGTTGCTCGGGTATCACGGAGATCGCACGCGGCGCGAGCGACGCCAATGAAGTCAGTGAACCCGCGCCGTTTGAGTTGCGCGATGACGGCGGACCCGGCGAGCCCGGCCGCGCCGGTAACGAGAATACGGCTGTTCTTGTTCATGCTTTCTGTCCTTGTGTTGTGGGATGAGTGCGAGCGACGAAGCCTCGGCGCTGCGCCTGCATCAACTGCATCGCCGCGCGCTGTTGCGAGGACATCATACCGGGGATGCGAGGCTTGAGCAAGTGTCCCACGGGCACTATCTCGGAGAACCGCTCTAGCTCTTCTGGTGTGAACTCGCCAATGATCCACGGCGCGGTCCTATAGACATCCCGGAGCTTGAGCGTGAGGTACTCGCTCTTGAGCATGAGCTTGGCCCGGATGATCAGTTCTTCTTTGGACAGTGTGTCCGGCCAGTTGAACGCGCCATGGAAACCAAAATGCTCAGGGTCTCGCGGCAGAAGCTCCCATGAGAATTTGCCAGCGAGATCGGTCGGTGCCCACTTGAAGCCCGTGTCGCTGTTCTCCAGTCGCGTCCGCGCGAACCGGCAGACATCCATGTCGGTGTAGACCGGCGTGATGCGGCGGTCATTGCAGAGCCGGTGGCCGAGCCGCTTGGACATCAGGGTGAAGCCGCCGTTGCCTACGTCGTGAAGATCGCCGGGTCGGACTTTCCACGGTGCGCCGATGTAGTCGTAGTCGAAGAACTCCGGCCGCCACTTCGATGTGTCATAGATGCCCGCGTCCCATTCGAGCATGAAAGCGAAGTCCGTCTCGACAAGCTCCATGGCGTGCGAGTAGTAGAACGCGCCCGCTTCTTTCTTGTTGGGGAAGTCTCGGCACGGCACGACGCGCGCACAGAGATCGCCGAACTCATCCGGCTTGTCGGTGAAGATCAGCACTTCACCGAAGACCGCCTTGCTCAGGCAGTCTTTTATGACGCGGTTCGTGATTTCGTGGGCGCGGGTCTCAACGAAGAGGAGGGTGACGCGGGACAAATCAAGCATGTGATGTCAGGCCTTGTTTCCTGTAAAGCGCGCACGTTGTTGCTGCACCAGTATCGCGCGTTGTCGTCTGGCCGCGTCTATGTTAGCTCCGGCTTGCGTCGCTGGGTGGCGGTGGTTTCGACGGAGCGCAGGGTTGCCGACGACGGGGGCCCTCCTATCGTTTGGGGTCCAGCCCGGGTGATCCTCTTTGAACTGCCGCCGCAAGTCGAGAAGCTCCGCAGTGGTTTCTCCGTCCTTGACAGAGTGGACGATGGTGCCGCCCTCGTTGCGAACAGCGTCGACCGCGAGCCGATACCCGTGATCGTACATCTCGATCTGTTGCGGGCTCGGGTTTGGGTGTGTCTGTTGGTTGATGGAGATCGGCCAGCTTAGCGCGTCCTTCATCCTCTTCCATGGCAGGCCTGCCACCATCGTCAGTTGCAGCATGTAGAAGTCGATGAAGGGTCGCGAGCCGGTAGCCTTCACAAGAGGGTTGCCGCTTAGCCCAGCTTCGACGAGCTTTTCCAGCGTGCGCCGGGAGACGAAATACGGCGGTTGAAATGCGAGAGTAGGCCAGCCATGAGGGAAGGGCTCGCGGTTCGGAACGCCATCGACGACCGTGTTCGACCAGACGACATCTTCCTCATACAGGTACGTGGGGATCATGGGGTCGAGCACGACGCTATCAGCATCGTTGAGCAGAAAGAACTTGTGATCAGGGTAGCTCGTCAACAGCGCCTGCATCTGCGCCAGTTGCCGGTCAAGCGAGACCTGTCCGATATATCCGACGTGGCCCGCATGGATGTTGTCGACGCCGGGGATGACGACTGTGCTGTTGGTAGGCGAAATAACTACTACCTTGCTCCCCTGATGGTGCACATAGGCGGGAAGATTTCCTTCGACTTGGTGGCGGTCGCCATCGTAGCAGTGCACGGAGACAACCGTCTCCCAGTTACGGCCGAGGCTGGTGTAGGCGTTGAGCAGCCTACCGGCGAACGCGCCGGTCTTTACCGAGTGATAAAACTTGGCCCCTTGTGAAGCCATCTCCAGCGCACGTTGGGCGCAGGCTGGGTCGGAGTTGGTCGGCAAGCTCATGGACTGCTCGAACGACTTCCACGTGATGCCCGCCTTGACCGCAGCCTCAAGCATCCAGTAGTCGATGAAGGGGAGAAACTCGTTAGGCTGCACGTCGTCGCCGACCGCGAGCAGCTTCTCGATCACACCGCGAGACAAGAACCACGGCGGGTGGAAGGCAACGTGCGGCATGCCCTCGGCAAAGCCCGGCTGTTGTTCTGGGATGTCGTTAGGGAAGACGCTTGTCCACAGAACGTCCGGCTCGGCATAGAGGTAGGCCGGAAGTTCGGGTGTGATGCAAAAGCTGTCGGCGTCGTTGATGAGGAAAAAGTTTTCCGAGGTCTCGTTGATCAGGATGCGCAAGTGCGCCTTCATGCGCTCAATACCATCCCAGCCGATGTAGCAGCGCTTGCCGCCCATGCGGCAGTCGAGCGGCGCGGGTAGGAGCACGGGGCTGTCTTCGGGCGAGAGGATCGTGATAGGACATTCGTGGTGCTGGTAGAACGGCATCAGTTCGAGGACCTGATGCGCGTCCCCTTGATAGCAACAGATGGCGACGCGCGTGTCCGGGTTCATGCTCAGGCATCCAAGTCGGCGGCAACCATTTCCTTGACGAGCGTCCTGAAGCCGATTTTGGGCCGCCAGCCGAGGGCCTGCATAGCCTTTGTCGCGTCGCCGCGCAAGAGGTTTACTTCGGTTGGCCGAAAATATTTTGGATCGATGCGGACAACCGGGCGCATGGACTTGGTATCGATCCCGACCTCGCGGTCGCCCTTGCCCGTCCAGCCGATGTCAATCCCGACCTCGGCGAAGGCAAGCTCGACAAACTCGCGGACCGAATGCGCCTCTCCCGTAGCGATCACATAATCGTCGGGCTGCGGCTGCTGCACGGCGAGGTACATCGCCTGCACATAGTCCTTGGCGTGGCCCCAGTCGCGCATGGCGTCGATGTTGCCGAGATACAGGCAGTCCTGCGTACCCTTGGCGATTGCGCACACGGCCTTGGTGATTTTGCGCGTGACAAACGTAGCCCCGCGCCGGGGGCTTTCGTGATTGAAAAGGATGCCGTTGCTCGCGTGGATGCCATAGGCCTCGCGGTAGTTCACCGTAATCCAGTACGCATAGAGCTTCGCAGCCGCATAGGGACTGCGCGGCATGAACGGCGTTTGCTCGTTCCTATTGAAACCGCCCGAGTTGCCATAAAGTTCCGACGTGCTCGCCTGATACAGACGCACGTCGTCTTCCATCCCCAGCACGCGGATGCCCTCCAGCAGCCGCATCGCGCCGAGCCCGTCCGCGTTGGCGGTGTACTCCGGCGTCTCGAAAGAGACTTGCACGTGCGACTGGGCCGCGAGGTTGTAGACCTCATGCGGCCGGACGTCCTGCAGCAGCCGCGTCAGGTTCGATCCGTCCGTCATGTCGCCGTAGTGAAGTTTCAACTCCGGCAGATGATCGATGCGCGAAGTGTTGAAACTCGACGCGCGACGCTTGAGACCGTGGACTTCATAGTTTTTGGAGAGGAGGAGTTCTGCGAGGTACGAGCCGTCTTGGCCGGTGATGCCGGTGATGAGTGCCTTCTTCATTTGGGGACGCACCTTTCTGCTTTGGCGATCAGCCACTGCGGGATGTGCTTGGCTACCGCTTCCGCACGTCCCTCTTCCTCGGTATGGGTGTTTAGGTATTCGCGGACCTTGAGGCACAACGTGCTCATCTCGTTGCACTGAGGCCAGCCCGACGACATGGCTTGATACCGGCCGCCGCCATAGCACGCCCACACGTCCTCCTCGCTGTGCCCGACAACGACGGACGCAAGCACGAAGAAGAGGGCAGCGATAAGGAAGAGAGACCACGGGAAAAACCGTTTGATCTTCGGGTCGACGTCTCGGTATCTCATGCTCTCATTCCTGTTGGCTCGGGCTGACGACGGTTGCCGTCAACAATTTCCTCACGGAGCCACTCCTCGGTTGGTGCTCCGAATGTTTCTTGCGTCCAGCCTCCCATGCTGCGGAGGTACGGCGCAAGTTCTCTTCTGCGGACTACCCACGCGCGTTTGAAAGCGAGCGCGGCATTCCATGGTTGCTTGCGGACGAAGTGATCGCTTTCGACTGCCATGTGCACGCCGCATGTGATGATGTGGACGAACCCACATTCCCTCGCGACCTTGATGCACATCAGGCCCGTCGAGCCCGCCCAATCCCGCGTCCAGTCGGTGATCGCTCCCTCGTATGCCCGATGCGCCCAGATGCGCGGCGGGTCGTTATAGCCGTTGGCCTTCCGCTTCGGAAGCCATAGTTGGAGTTTGTCAGGATGAAGTGTGATGGCGTGATCGATGTCCCATGGAAAGTGTTCTATCATGTCGTTCCCGGCGAAGATACTGACTTTCTTTCCCGCACGATCACACATCGCCTTTGCAAGTTCCCACTCTGCGAAAGGGTCTCCGCCACCGCACATGACAATGGCGACGTCTTGTGTCGTGGGTGCCATGACGATGTGCTTCTCTTGCGGAACACGCATCACGAAGGCGCGGGTCGCGGCGCTGGTCATTGCTTGTCCCCAGTTTGTATACAAGTTTGGGACACAAAATCGTCGATGGCCGGGCCAGCGATTTGCATATCGATGGTCTTGGCGCAGTCCCGCATGCAGGCCGACGTCCAGCATGTGCACGGCACCCTCGGCCCGATTGCGAGGTAGGGTGCGTGGCGTGCGCCCGCGTCATGGCAACGCGTGTCCTCGTAGCCGCCGATCACGGAGATCGTCGGCGTGCCAACTGCAGGGCCGAGCACCGCAGCGAAGCCACTCGACGTGAAGACGAGGTCGGCGCGATGCATCAAAGCAGCGAGCAGTTCGAAGTGAAGCTCGCCCTTGTGGAATTTCAGATCGGCGTCCATCTCCGGGCCGACGATCCACTCACGCGTGGGGACCAGATCGGCAACGGAGATCACAAAGAACTGTTCGCGAATTCGGTTGAAGAGTTCTTGATAAGATGCGGGATCGGCGTTTCGCGCCATGGAGCCGCGCCACTCAGGTCTGGCGCAAAGCGGACGATACACGACCCACGGCCTTCCCCTCGCGCGATCCGGGAGAGGTCCCAGCGCGGCGTCGAGCGCGTGATCCCAGCTATCAGGTATAGGAAAACTAAAGTCCGCTTCCGCGAAACTGGTGCCGGTGACATTGCACATGACCTCAAGAATTGTCTTGCTAGGTGAAGCCAACACTTGCTGGCCGGTGTAGCTGATGCGCATGCCCGAGCGCGTGAGCGGATGACGTGAGACGAACTTATCAGCTTCGCGTTCCGAGTTCTTTTGCTGGGTGCGGAGCGAGACGTTGCGGCGCGCGAGCCCGATATCAAAATCATGATACACCGAGGGCCACGATGTTTCCAACGTGACCCGGTAGCGCTTCATGAGTTGGCGCACGACAGCGCGTTGATGGATGTTATCCCCAAGGCCATGCATGCCTTGGATGTGGATGGCTGGGAGATCAGGGCTCGAACCTGAAATAGACGGATTAACAATCCGTTGCGTCACCATATCGCCCTCTCCCAATACAATGCCGGACCGTTGGTACGGCCCGGCAATCATTCCCCTACGGTTCATCGGGTAGGGCTCAGCCGTGCGTGATGGACGCCGACGTGATCGTGACCGGCTGACCGGCGACGATATTGGTCGAAGACAGAACGATGTCGCCCGAGGAGGACGACACGGTCAAGCCCGAGATGATGACGGTGCCCGTGCCGCCGGTCGCAGTCGTGACGGTCGCCGCCGCTGCGGTGCCGCTCGCGGTCGCCGACGCTTGCGTCAGCGGTGTCCCGGAGAACGTGAGCACGCCGCCGGTCACGGTGCCCGCCGGGTTGGCCAGCGGAATGGTCGAGAGCAAAATCCCGAGCCCGGTGGTATAGATGTTCAAGAACCCGGCGGTGCCGATGGCGGTGACGACATCGGTCATGCGAGTGTTCTTGAGCGTGGTGTTATAGATTACTGCCATGGTGATCTTCTCCTGTTTATGTTACGAAAAACTGTCGGCGACCGCTAGTTCGAACTACACCAGCGCCGAGCGCGGAGAAGCTATCGGCAGCCCCCGTCGCGTGAAGAGTGCCGGAGGCTGGTGTATATCCGGTTATGGTTAACGTGTCAACACCTTCGAACGCAACGAAGATGCCGTTCTCGCCGCGCCCAAGCCCGTGAGCGGTCATCGTGTCGGCCGCGCCGGTCGAATGCCAAGAGCCTGTCAGCGGCTGTTTCAAGAACGCCGAGAAGAGGTCAGTCGCCTCTTGCGAGGTCCACACGCCGTTGACGCGCGGGAAGCCTTGAATGCTCGCGGTGTCAGGAAGGCCTGATGTTGCCAGATTGCCGACGATGCCAGCGGCCCCGGGATGCCCAATGCCAACGAAGCTGTCCGTCGCTTCGGTCGACAGCAGTGATCCGGGCGTTGATACCCCTTCGGCCAACGTGAGCCACTGAAGCATCCAGCTAAGTTGACTACTGCCGCTATCAGGGATGAAATTTTGCGCAGTCGAAAAACCATTAGGGGATACGATGGTCTGGATCGACGTCGTAGTGTTACGCTGCGCCCCCGTCGCGAGGCCCTGCGACAACGTCGAAAACCCTGTGAGGTTTGAGAAGAGCGGCGAGCCGCCTCCGCTCCATCCGTGGATGATGGCGAACCCGAGGATGCCCGGTGGTTGACCGAGCCCATTTCCCGTGACATATTGAGTGCTGAATTTGACGTCCTGCGCGGTGCCGCTCATGCCGCCGAGATTGCCGCCGAAGCCGGTGGCGTCAAATGGGTAGGTGAAGTTTCCGTTGAGGCCCGACACCGCGAATACAGTGATGTCCGTCGTCGTGCTGTCGCCCGGACCGAAGGTGAGACTGATCGCGTCGTTGATCAATTGGTTGTGCGCGTATGCCCACCAAACATCGATGCGTCCGTTGCCCCCGTTGGCGTCGGGGCCCGCAACCGCGAACGATCCCGGCTGCCACGTCAAGCCTTTGGTATCGCTAACTCCCGTAAGCGCATTTGGGGTCAGACTGACCGCGACCGATGTTGTGACGACGATGACGATGCGGTCAGGGCCTCCCGTGTTGAACGTCGCACCGCCCGTGTAGTTGCCTTGAACGTTCTCGCTCTCCGCGCGCAGACGTGTGAAGCCGGCAGACGTGGCCCACGTATCCTGCGCTTCAGTTGAAGCGATAAGACCCGTGATGGGTCCGACAGCGTGGAACGTGTCGGTCGCTTCAGTGGAAGCCCACGTGCCGGTCTCGCCGCCCGTCGACGTATCCCATGCGGTGAACCCGCTTGGAAGCGTGCCGACGAACGGCCCGGCGAAATTCGCGGTCATCGCCTGACCAGTGCTTCCGCCTCCGCCCCAACCGAAGAAGGGGACCAGCGGCGTCGCGGCGATCGAGATGCCCCCGGTGTTAGTCGCGGGGTTCGCGGTGCCCGAGCCGTTCCAGTTGAAGCCTTGCGTGATGTTCTTGAACCACACTCTCATGTGGGTCATGTCGACCGCAACGGCGATCACGTCCGTGGCGATGATCGTACCGACCGTGACGCCTGTGTTGCTGCCGCTGACGAAGACCGCGCCGCCGCCGCCCTGATACAGTCCTATGCCACCGCTGCCGCCGCCGGTCGAAACTTGGTTCGCCATCGTCGACGACTGCACGTTGAGGCCGATGCTCATCTGCGAGCCGCCGCTCGCGGACAAGCCGTGCATTTCCCAATACAGCAGGCCGGTGGACTTCGCGTCTGTCGCGAGACCTTTACAGCCCGATGGGTTGGTGGTAGCCGAGTTCGTCCCTGTCAAATTTACATTCGACAGGGTTACGTTGGCTACTGTAGATGGGTCAAATCCAATTGCCATTAGGCGGTCAACAGCGCGGCGATGGAGAACGATATATCAGCTTGCTGGATGTCTGGCGTCGCGGGACCGACGAGCGTGATGATGTCGCCGGGGATGAACGTCACGGTCGCGGGGAACGAGATGCTGATGCCTTCGGGCGACGGACCAGTGAACGTGATGCTCCCGATAGATGCGCCAGTCTTGAACAGATTGTATGTCACGTTCGCGGCGGTCGGCGTGTTCGCGAAGAACACCGACTGGATCAGTCCGGCCGGGATCGTCATGTTATCGACCACAGGGTACTGAAACAGAAGCTCGCTCGGATTGGGCTTGCCACCGACGAAACACACCAAGCGAATGAGATCACTCTCCCAGTGCGTGACGAACGGGCTGCCGGAGCCCTTGACGAGCCGCATGCCGATGGTGCCATCGGAGGGCAGTGCATTCTCCGGCGCGGACAGGATCAGGATATACAAGTTCTGATTGAGACCGTTGGTCGCGTTCGGATTGAACGTCGCCGCGCTGGTGTGAGCAGTCGTGATCAGATAAAGATTACCACCGAAACTCACAACGTCGAACGGCGCGTAATTCGTGAGCGGGGCCCAGTTGCCGCGAGGGTTCCACTGCGCGGTCGGGATCGTGAACGGCCCCAGCACGGCGTGGTTAGTCAGATGGACAAAGAGTTGGTTTCCATTGAGCGGCTGAGAGATGAAATCGATGCTGACCGTCAGCGCCTGATCGGCCTCAAGCTGATCGATGGCTTCGAACAAATTCCAGAAGTTGAGATCGACTTGGGTCGACGTCAGGTTGGAGCCTTGGCCCCCGCCCCACCGCGTGACGTCCGAAGTCCTGTATGTGAGGGAAGAAACCATTGGGGTTATCCTTTTTGCCGGACCTTTAAGTAGCTGGTATTCAAAGCGGTCACAACTGACGTTCTTACCCTGCCGGACCCCCGCTTCGGGTGCTCCCGCCGGAGACCACAATGTGCACGCGCGGGTCAGGGTCCGACAAGACTTCCGTTTCGACGGTGTAGGTCGTGCCGCCGGACGCGGTCGAGAACGCGTCCACGACGTCATCAGTGGCAGGAGTGCTCGGCGTGCCGTCTCCGGGAGCCGATCCGTTCACATACCCGTCTACGTGGATCGTGCTGGTGATGTTGCCCGTCGTCGCGACGCCGGGGTTGGTCACGTTAACGGAGAAACTCTCAGCGCCTTTCGGGATTTTAATTCCGTAGGTGCCGATAAGCGACGCGGTCGCCGAGCCAGTATCCGAAGGCGGAAATGCAAGCTGCGCCGCAAACACTACCGTGGGGACACTGACGCCGGAGATCAGCGCTGTCGGAGAATAGATCGACGTCCAAGAGTTTTGCGGGGGCCCTGCGTTTGCCGTGTTGAACGAAGCCGCGAATGCCTCGGCGGCAGCGAACGACCCGAAATGCTCGATGCCTGTAAACTCGTTGCCAGAGTTGTTGACATCGTTGATGCCCGCCGCGAACTGCGCATAATACGGGATGTTGATCCCGGCAGCGTTGAACACGCTCAGACCATAGGTATCGATTGTCGGGAAAGGCACTGCGTTATTCCAAACAAAATACAGAAAGCTCGGCGGCCCCGCTGGGGTCGTCGTGGTGCTCGTTACCTCATCAGGCGGGCCGGAGAGAGACGCGACTGGCGCATTCGGGTCATCGTTGGAGAAATCAAACGAGACCACTGGAAACGGAGGAGGGGTCGGAGAGTTCGAGACCGCGCCCGCTTTGATCGTGACGATGACCCACTGACCGCCGGGCGAGATCGCCCTGATCCACCAGAACGGACCCTGCTGGATTTTCGCCGCGTTCGTCATGAAACCATTTGAGCCCTTCACGTTAGCGAGATAGACGCTCTTGTCTCCGACCTGAGAGGGCGACGGCGGCACGGCGGCGCTGGCGCTGGTGTCCAGCGGGTTGTAGTTCTGCGGTGTCATGGCCGTCGACGCGCGCGGCGAACTGGTCGCCAGCGGATCATCATTCGACGGGCATACCACGATCATCTCATGCCCGAAGACGGTGCGGAATGCGATGCTGTCGCTGCGCTCAACGTTGAGGTAGCTGGTCGGGTGCGGGTCCGTAAGGTCGCCTGAAATCTTCTCGTCGTGAACGCGACGTGTTGCCGTGGTGCCGCCCGCGCCCGTGGTGACGTCGAAGATTAGCGGATCGTCGGCGGTGCCGGACATATCCAAAATCCACTCCTCGCCGTTCTTGCCCCGGAAGGCGACGACGTCGATCACTTCGATATCGATCTGTTGCGTAGGATCGTCGGGCGATGTGATGCGCTTCATGTGCGAGCGACGGGTCGCGTTGTCGGGTGTCGCGCCGTGACCGCCCCCGGTGTTGTCGACGAGGTAGGGCAGCGCGCTTGCCGCCGCCATATCGAGCACCATCTCTTCGCCTCGCACGTCGCGAAACGAGATCGCGTCGATGACTTCGACATCGATATAGGAAGTCGGCTGCTGGCCCGTGGGGGTCGGCGGATCGTCCATCGAGACGCGGACGATGTGAGTTTTGCGCGAGAAGCCCGCCATTACTGTGCCAGCTTTCCGGTGGTCATGTCGAACGCGGTCGACGCTTTTTCAGTGTGCACCGCCGCCATGTAAGAGGAGAGGGTCGCGTTCTGCGAGAATGAAAAAGTCTTGGTGCCGCCGAGCAGGCCCACGGTCAAACGAACCGGCGGCTGCGATGAGCCGCCAGCGGGGTGGAACGGTGTGGGTCCAGTCGTCTCGCCGACGAATGGGCGGACGATGCCTTCAAGGCCTGCCATGGCAATTACTCCAGATGGTCCGCGATCTCGCGGAGAACGTCGGCCGCTTCGTGCGCGTCCGACTTGCTCGCCTCATTGATCGCATTCGCGAGCCACTGCTCTTCGATGTCTTCGGCGATTTTCCGTAACTTATCAGCTTGGGTCATGGCGATGACGGAGCCTCCAGATTGATCCCCTGCGGGACTTCGAGTGGGGATACGGTGATAGCATACGAGCCACCGAACGGCCCGTTGCCAGCACATGGCTTCAGCAAGCACGACCAAGAGATCGCGTTCGCGTTCATGACATAGGGCGTGTTCTGCGCGACGAGCGCAATCTGATCACGCGTCGCGATCCATGCTTCGGTCGGCGACTGCCCGGAGACAGTCTGGTTCGCGTTGCCGGTCGAGATCACGCCGCCAAATTGATTGAGCCACGCCAGTTCTTGCGCAGCCGCAAACGACGCGGTGATCGCCGCCGCCTGCGCAGCGAGAGTGCCGCTGACGAGGCCGCCGTCACTGACATCCTGCCAACGCAATGGAAATTGCAAACCATCATCGAACGGGATGAAGATGGGCTTTGAATACGTGGTGTCGTTGTTGCCAGTCGCAAACGTCGAGCCGTCGAAAACCTGATAGCAGTCTTCGACGTATCCGACCGCGACATACTCCGGCGTGCCGGTGATCTCCGTGATACTGCCGCCGAAGCCGACTGAGCAGCCGACCTCCAGCGAGCCGATGAATTTTCCTGCGCCGCCGGTCAGAGAGTAGCCAGTGATCTTTCCGGTGACCGCGCCGCCGGGGAAGCGCGGATCGAACAGCGTGCCATCCTTGCGGCAGGACGCGGCGACCGCGAGGTTGAACGGGCAAGACCAGCCGACCGTCACCGCCCGCGCGCGGAAGCGCAGCCGGGCGCGAGCGCGGCTGATGAGATACTGCACGCTCTGGTCACCGCGCGCCGTGGGGAAGAAGCAACGAGCCGTGACGTTGTCCGGCGTGCCACCAATCGGGATGCCGAGCAGCGCGGGCGACGTGCCGAGCACGGTCCATGTCACGGAGCCATCTGAGATTTGCGCGCCCGGCGTGGTCGAGAAGGCAGGACGCGTGATATTGAAGATGTGCACTTCCGCCGGGGTCGGTTCGATGTTGGATGTGATCGGCGGCAGATAGGTGATCTCCGTGAACGTCGAGTTTGTCTGCCCGGCCCCGGTGCAGAGATAGTAACTGGTCTGGCCGATCTGGTCTTCAAACTGCCCAGTGTTCGGGTTGAAGATTTGATTGACGAAGTTGATGATCTGGCCGAGCGGAACGAATGCGGCCGAGGACCACGCGGGAGCGTTCGTCAGCGGGCTCTCGCCCATGCTCGCCCACGTGACACCGCCGTCCGTCGTGGTCTGGCCAACGACGTCGCTGAAAACGGGCTCGACTGTTCCGGCGGTCCCGGAGACGACTGCGACCTGAAATGCGAGACCGCCCGGCGTCGTCGGGTTGTTCGGGAAAATGATCTGCGCGAGTTGCACGGCTTTGCCCGCGAAGTCGGTCCACGCGTCGACCTCATACAGCGGAGCGCCGACGTCAACCGACGAGAGCGTCAAGAGTTCGGTGTTCTGCGCGACGAGCGGCGACGTCAAAATGCTTTGCGTGTTCGCAGTCATATCGAAGGCGAGGACCTCCGAAAACTGGCGAGACGCGTCGTAGCGGATTTCCATGGTCATCGCGACGTTCCAGAGCGGCACGATCACGCCCGTCGACGACATGGTCAGCGGCGTGTTGACCGGCGGATCGCTGTCCGGAAAACAGACGCCCGACTGGAAGCGGTGCGTCAGCACAGCCGTCAATGGGTTTGGCGCGAGCAGCGCGGGGCCGCTCGACGAGTTCGAGGCCGATGCATTGGAGCACTGGCCCGGATTTGGATCGGTGTTCGTCCACGACGAGTTGTAAGATGTGGTCGGCGTCTGCGAAACGTAGAACGTGTCGATGACGAAGCTGCTCTCGCACTTGTACCCTCCGCCGATGCTCGCGCCCGGCTTCGGCCAATCAGACAGCAAACTCTCTCCGGTATAGCTGGAGATGTTGACAGTCGGCACGGTGAAGAAGCCCGACGAGCGTTGGGTCCAATTGACAGTCCCTTCGACGCGGATGTTCGTGAGCGGAGCCTGTCCCAGCTTCAGCGTGACGCTGTCGTAGAACGCCTGACCCTCGGTGAACGTCAGCGTACCGTCCTCGCCCTCCAGAATGTCGGAGGCGGTGATCGCAAGCGATGTGCGGTCGATGTGCCAGAGCGCCGACCAGCCTTCGAGGATCGTGTCGGGGTCGTCGCGCTTCGATGTCTCGATCCAGATCGGATCGTAGAACGGAATGGTTTTCATGCTCTCCGCAACAGCCTGCTTGTCTGCGATGAACGTCGGTGAGCGCGCGAGCAGCCGGATGCTGATCTTCTCTTGAAACAGGTTGGTCGGAATGCCGACGAGCACGCCGAAGAATAGCGGCACTAACGCGCCCACATAGATCGGATCGTTCGTCGGGCTCTGCCATGCAAACCATCCCCACACTTCGCGGCCCGGTGCGAGCAGGCCGATGCGCGGGTTCTTGATGACCATGTCCAGCGTAGGGACCTGACCCTCTTGGTGGTCGATTTTGAACGACAGAATTTCCTCGTCGAACCGCGCCATCGTGGTCGGGTCGAACGTGTTCTGGGTCTCGTTGACCCACGCGAAGGTGAGCGGTAGCAAATTGGACATCAGACTTCCTCAAGATCGAGCGACCAGCCGACTACGTTTTTCCATTCGTCGAACTGGGTCTTGACATCCTTGATCATCATCGTGAGTTCGGGACGATAGAAAGTGTAGGCCCCTTGCGTGTAAGAACTCCCGGAGACCTCGGGCCGATGGTGCGGGCCATTGCCGCCGGACGTGAGATACGCGAGACTGACGGCGCAACCGACAGTCACGGTCATCCCGGGGAATACACCATCGAGCGGGGGAGCGTCAACCTCGTTGGGGACATTGATCGTAGACGCGTACTTGCGAAACTGCGGGACGGAGAGATCGATGAGCGTGCCGTTGATGGTGCGCTCTTGCTGCGAGGCCTCGCTGATCGGCGACAGTGTTTGCGTCAGGCCCCGCGCCTGAAACAGCATATTGCCGAAGCTGGAGATCGAGAGGATCGTATCAGCGTTCGCAGGCAGGATATTTTCGAAGGGATCGCTCATCACTTCATCCAAGACGGGTTGGAGCCCGCCGCCGAAGTTTGGCGCGAGATCGCATATGAGGAGAGGTCATCAATCGTGCTCTGCGAGCCACGCAGTCCAGAGAACGTGCGGTCGCCGATGGTCAGGTTCAACACTCCCTGAGCCTGATTATTCACGCCGCCCGCCATGCGGGTCGGAGACGCGACGAGGCCGCCGGATGCGAAGCCCGGAATGAAACCATTATTGATCGCGTGCATGAAGTCCATCCCGAAGGACTGCACCGCTGCCGCGCGCACGACGAACTCGCCGTTCGACAGCCGAGCGAGAATGCTGTCACTGGTCCCGGAGCCGGGCCCGCTGATCGGGCCGCCGCCTGCGCGCGAGATCGGCGCTTCCGCGCCTTGATCGACTGCACCAACGACGGGCGTGTTCTGCAACGTCTGCACGGGCGCGGGTTTCGACGCGCCGAAGATGATGCCGATGCCTTTGACGATGCGCTCGACGACGTACAAGATGCTCTCGAAAAACTTGACAACCGTCGTGTCCTTGACCGCGTCCCAGACTTTGCCGAAGACCGCGCCGATCTCCGGCGCATGGTCGACAATCGCCCCGATTGCGATGACGATCAGGCCGAGCGCGGTGACCCACACGCCGAGCGGGCCAGTCGCTACTACCAGCGCAACGCCAACGCCGATGAGTGCGGCCTTGAAAATATCCATGGCAGTGATCACGTCGTGGCTCGCCGCTTTGGCAAACCAGTCGAGCAGTTGACCGCCCACGGAGACGACGGTGCTGATGGCGGAGCCGAGGTCCTTCAGGCCATTCCAGAATTCATGGATAATGCCGCCGGTATCGTTCGCGCTTTTCTTGAGGGCGAGAAACCACTCATTGAGGGTCTGCAAGAATGCGGTGAACGCAGGCGCGACCGCAGCGGCGAACGACTGCGAAAGCTGGCTGACCGTCAACTCGAACTCGTTGAGCGCGCCCCGGTACTCTTCGATAACGTGACGGCTGTCGTCGATGCTACTGTCGAACTCTTTCGCCCGGTTAGCAATCGCATCGAACTTCGAACTGCCGTTTTCCAACACGGCCAACGTCTCCGCCGCCGACTTGCCCAGCGACTGCATCGCCGAGCCCGCGAGTTCGGTGACGAGGCGCAGGCGCTGCTGCGGGTTGATCAGTTTGTCCGTGTCTGCTTCGAAGGTGCGCGCGAGGGTACGCAGCGCTTCGAACCCGGTCGGCGGCGTGATCTTCGAGGTCTCGCCCGCGAGCGCGATGACGCCCTTCTTCAGGTTCTCGACGCTGACCGCATTGAGGTCAATCTGTTTGGCCGCATCCTTGTTGCCGGAAACGATACCTTCGAGCGCAGCGCGAATGCTGACCGGATTGGTCAGCGCGAGCTTGTCCGCCTTCTGCTCGGCCTCGGCCTTGGCAGTAATCGCGTCCTTGATCGAGTTCTCGTCCTTGACACGCTGCTCAGCATCATCGCGTGCGTCTTTCGCCGCCTTGCGACGGAGATCATCGTATTCGGCCTCTTGCTTGGCACGATTGAGTGAAGCGGTCGCGGCCTTCTCTTGCTGCGCGATGATGGCGTCTTGCGTGGCCTTGTGGGCAGCGTCAACGGCTTCACGCGCCTGCGCGAGCGCGAGCGCCTGTTTATCAGCATCGGACGGCGGGCGGCCTTCGAGTTCGGCCAGCTTCTGCATGGCCGCCGTCTCGCTGAGCCGGGCGCTGGTAACGGCCTGCGTTGCGCCGATCTGCTCTTGCAGAGCTTTCTGCGTGGCGAACTGGAGCGAGATGTAGGAGGCTTCGACAGCTTGGTTATCGTGCAGCATCTGCGACGTGCGCTCGTCGGCGTGATCCCCGAGTGCCTTCTGCGCATCCTGCACACGCAAGGTCGCGTTGGTGACGCGCTCTTGTGCGGCGTCATTCTCCGTGGCATAGGTTTTGATGGCTTCGGTGATCGATGGCCACTCACGCGCAATGGTGCCGGTCAGTCGAACGGCGAACCGCTCGAACTGCTCGACCTTGACGCCCGAAGACGCGAAGACCTGTTCGATATTCTGCAATTGCTCGCCAGTCGCGCCGAACGCGTCCGCGAGCAGCAACGTGGCCTGCGACAGTTCGGTCTGCGCATCGACGAACGCGATGGTCGCGGCGGTAGTGCCGGAGATCGCCGCCACCGTCAGCCCGAGCACGCCGGTCAACGTCTTGAAGCTGTCCCCGCCCTCCTCGGCGGCCTTGGCGACTTCCTTGAATTTCTCCGATGCGTCTTCGCCAACCTTCTTCAGCTTCCCGAGGAACTCATCGTCCCCCTTGAGAAGAATTTCTGCGACGAGTGGGTCAAGCTCAGCCATTGAGGGCGGCCTCTACGATGTCCGGGAAGTTAGCCATCACGCGCTGCTGGATTTCAGCGATATGGAACTTCTTGGAAATATTCACACTGGGGACACCGAAGTATTTTGGAGCGTGGTCTTGGATCGAGAACAGCAGCGGCACGCCGCCGGTCTTGCGATTGACCGAGAACAGTTGGTCACCGTAGCTGCTGGCCGGAGTGCCAACTGCATCGGTGCCACTGAGAGGAAGCCATAAGAGCGGGTGGCCGTGGATCACGCCGCCGGTTTCGAACAGGCCCGCGCCGGGCGCGTCAATCTTGGTGGTGATGGTGTCGCCGTCGACCGTGACGCTAAGGCCCGCGAGAAACTTGCTGCCGAACCCGCCAGCATTTTGGATGGCGGCTGCGATCTCTGTCCGCAGCATGGACGCGATCATGTTCTTGGAGACGCCGAGCGCCTGATCGTACCGATCACGGACGCGGTCCACACTCTTGAGGAACGCGTCCGAGTTGATGGTGACGGACATCTCCATGGTCAGCTATCCTTCTCCCACTCTTCGAACTGCTTGTCGGTCTGCTTTTTGTCTGCCTGCGCGAGGATCAGGAGGGACAGCATGCGGTGGTTTTCCATATGCTGCCGCTTCGACGCGAGAAATGCGTAAGCTTGAATTTGTCTGGGGGTATAGTCCCAAACTAAAGCGGCATCGTGCCCAGTGGCGATGAGGGTTTCGATCCCGGCGGCGATTTCGTATCCGTCTCCCTTGAAGAGCGGGCGGAGTTGGCTGCGCGGTCTCCCGCGAGGGCCATCACCCGCTCCGCGAAAGGGGCGAACCCCTTCGTGAAGGTCATCCTCCCAACCGCTTCGAGGATGTCGAACTGCGTCTCCAGTCCCAGACTTCCGGCGGCTGCTTCGGCCGCCTCGTCTCCCGGATCACCGGAGGCCGTCGCAATAATCGCGGCGACCGCATCCGGGGCGACCGAAAGAAACGCTGACAGGTTGAACCCGGCGCTGGTCATCATGCCCAGAATTTTGGGGAAGCGCTTGAAGATTTCGAGACCATCCTTGGCACTGATGCCATGGACACGGAGGAAGCTATCACCGATGGGCACGTCTTCGGACATCGGCGCGATGTCGGCCAGATTGAGGCCGGGCTTTTTGGACATAGGTCAGGTTCCTTTCGAGGGGGACAGCGAAGGGGGCGGCTCAGCCGCCAGTGTGGGTCCGGCGGTGGTGAACGAGCCGGGGATGGTCTGCCGGTCCGGCCGGAATGCCCCGAAGGGCAGTCAGGGTCTGGCCCGGCTCAAGCTCGCCCGAGACGGGGTCCGCAAGCTCTTCCGGGGCTGCTGGAGAGGTCTCCGAAGCGGCGGGCTCTTCCGGGGCCTTGACTTCAGGGCCCGCGCCAGCGGCAGCGGCTGCCTCGGCGGCAAGCTGTTCCGGGGTCTTCTCGGCAGCGGAGGCCGCAGCGGCCTCGGCAGCGATCTGTTCGGGGGTTTTATCGTCGGCCATGGGGGTGTCCTTTCGAAGGTTTTATAATGGGGTGATAAACCGGGTTGCACGCAAGAACCGACCCATTAGAATGGGCCGGTTCCGCCACGCACAAAAACCATCAGGGCCGACCCGAGCCTTAGAGTTCGTTGGTCGGCGAGTTGGGCAGCGAAACGGTCGCGGTGCCGAACGTCTGTTGAAGCTGATCGAACAGCACGTCGCCTTCGAGGTCGACGGTGCCCCACGTGTTGGCGATCAGGGAGACCGCCTTGGAGGGCGACAGTTTGACGAGCGGGAAGTTGACCGTCCAGATCGGGCCGATGTCGTTGGTGCCGACGAATTTGACAGACCCGTAAATGACCGGGTTCGAGAAGATGTCGATGGTGTCCGGGGTCGGCGACGGGCCGCCGGTCGGCAGGCCGAGCAGCGCGAAGCCCATGTTCCGAGCGGTAAGCTCTTCCATCTGGATCGTGAGCGCGCCCGTGATCTCGATCACGGCGGTGAAGTCTTTCACCCGCACGCCGGTCCGGCTGGAGTAGTGATCGAGGTTCGTCACCTTGGCGAGAAATTCGAACTGCGGAACGTTGCCGCAGTCGGTGTACGTGGTCTCGCCGAGCAGCTTGATCGAGACGATGCCCTTACCGATGTAGTAGTTGCCGATATTGGGCGACGTCAGGGAGCCTTCGATAGTTTCGTTTCCAAGATTTCCGGCCATGTGGGGCTCTCCGATTAGCTAGGTGAAAACTCGCCGGGGACGAACGGGTATCCGAACGTAAAGCTCAGGCCCATCTGTCCTCGCATTTGCCGGTTGCGTGCCAAGTCGGTGTAGCAGCCGTCGTAAACAATCGATCCTCCAGAGCCAGTGATAGCTTGAAGGGTGGCGTCGTGCAGGATGGCATCCATGATGGCCGCCCGCGCGATATTCAAATCCTCGCCGACATTCTCGTTGTTCGGCTTGCGAACGTCGAGCACGACATAAATCTCCGGCGTCATCTTCATCATGCCCGGACCGGGAGGACCGCCGCGCCCTTGGTTGGATGCGAAGCGCGGGTCCTTGGTCTCATCGGCATCCAAGAGGATGATGCCCGGGACTAACTCTTTGGGAAGCTCATCGCGATTGTGCACGAAGTTCTTCGCAGGAATTACTCCCGTAGAAAGTCCGATGGACAGAGCCGGGAGCATCGCTTCCAGTCTGGCCAAAATCATTGCTCGCCTATCCACCTTCGCCGTCATGCGCGCACCGTAAACTCCCAAAGGACCGTGACCCCGGCTGGCGCTGTCTTCTCAGGCTTGCACGTCATCGGCAAGATTTCGTCGATCACTGGCGGGTTCGCAGGGGGCTGCACGAACGTCACCAGCTTGTCTTGTTCGTTGTCCGGCGGCATCAGTTGCACTTCTGAGTTGGCCGCCGACATGAAGACCTTGCGGTCAATCGGGTTGGCCAGATCAGACGGCTTCTCACGCGGGTTGAACTTTACGACGGCTACCCTACAAGGGCGGTCGGCGATCCCGGCGCGGCGGAGGACGGCGTCCATCCCAAAGAATTGGATCAGGGCGTCAGCATCCGCGATTGCCTGCTGGTAGTCGAATTTCGGAGCCATTCTATGTGATCCTAAGAGGGGGAACAACTGACGTTATCTGAAGGTCGTTCGGCCTCCGCCGGAGTTGAGCAGCCCGGCCTTGCTGAGCATCCGGTCGACGATTGGGAAAGAGGCAAAGAAACCAAGTCCCATCTTCGTATCGTATGCCGTGACGGTCTCCAGCGGGCCGACCTTCTTCGTGATCGACGAGACGACACCACCCGCGCCGACGAGGCCGGGGTCATAATCGGGTTGAAGCGGAGTGCCGTTGAGGACCCGGATCGCAAGTTCGGCGCACGCGGCCTTGATCTGCTTGGGGATGCCGTTGACGGTGTCACCGTTGTAGTCGACGACGCCCTGACGGGGCCACTCGGTCGATTGGGTCGTGGTGGTCGGCGTGAGGTAGGAGACGCCCTGCAGCGCATATGGCGTGAGCCACGCTTCGAGGAACGTGGCGTTCGCATCGAACAGCGCAGTGCCGTAGGTCTGCAACAACTTGATGCCGTTATACTGGTACTTCTGATCGAGATAGTCCGTGGCCTGCACGATGGCCGATTGGATCGCGCCAGTCGTCGCGCCGACTGGCACCGCGTTGCCGCGCGCCGTGTGATACTTGACGAACTCGGCGACGCTCATGTACGCGTTCGCGCCATCGATCTCCAGCACGACGGTCGTCTCTCCCGTATTCGCGCCAGTGGTCCACGTGATATGTCCGAACGCGGGCCAGTCAGCGAGGTTGCCGTTGGTCGTGCCGACCGAAAAGTGCTCGTTGTCGACGACTTGGATCACGGTGAAGGGGAGGGAGTTGAAGACGGGTTGCAACGAGAGATCGGTGCCGTCGTCAGGGACACCGGCATAGATGCCGGTATCGCCGACTGAGATCGTCTGCGCAGGCGAAGGCGACGGAAGGATCGTAACTTCCGTCACCGTACCAGTTTCATCTTGAACCGAGAAGAGCGCAGTCATCTGGTCGCCTTTCGATCAGCGATCAGTAATGGACCGCCGACTGCCGGGGGAGGAACGGAGCGTTGCTCACGGCGGAGACCTTGTTGCGGCCATTCGACCGCTTTCGATCTGACATCGTGACGTCAACCGGGTTCTGCAGCACTGGAGCCGGTGCGGGCTTCTGGCCGGTGACGCGCTCGTAGAGGATTTCCTGCTGGCGCGCGAGATGGTCCTTGATGTTCTGAGCCGCCGAGATCGGCGGGAATTTCGAGTTGTAAAGCATCAGCTTCTTGGCGTGAATGCGCTGGGCATTCGTGACGTCCCGATGCGCCTCGGCGAGACGCTTCTGCGCCTCTTGAATTTCGAGTTCGGCCTCGCGCACGTGACGGGCCAACATCTCCCGGGGCTGCTCGCCCTCGGTGAACATATCCTCGTCTTCTCCGTCCTCGTCGACGGTGCCCAGCGGCTTGGCGACTACAGCGGCGACCGGCTCTTGGGTCTCCTCGTCGAGCGAGACGATCTTGCGGACGAACCCGGGCGACGCATCGTTGATCTGGGCTCGGGTGATTTCCTGGTCATTGCAGACCCGCTGCACGGCGACGACCATCGGCGAACCATCATCGGTCCAGTTCACGTCGTCTTTCGGGTCCAGTTGCTGGAGGGCTTCAGCGATAGCGGCTTTGGGGGTAGGCATGTGGGCAACCTCATGGTTGGTGGGGGACAGGGTAGAAGCCCCCGGAGATTTTACTCTCCGGGGGCCGCATTGCGTGGCGTAAGCTCAAGGACCGAAGTGTCCCCCTCTTATCCCGAACTCACGCTCGCCGCAATTACGAGAGGCTGCCGGACGTGGCAGCCGCGACGATCTGGGCAGCGGTGTTCTTGGTGAGCTTCGCGAAAACTTGGGCGGAGGTCAGGGTCAGCCGGGTCGCCTGCGCGGCGAGGAACGCAACGCTCTGGTTGGCGTAGCGCACGCGCGCGAACTTGGCGTAACGTTGATGCGAATTGTACTCGCGGGGTGAAGCGCCGGTCTGGCCGGAAAGCTGGTTAGCCATGGTCGTGATCCCTTCTAAGAAAATGCCCGCCCGGTTTAGAGGGCGGGCAATTTGTCCAGTGTGGCTTAGCAAATCGGTGGCTCGTCAAACCGGAGAGGGTTAGCTCTCGCGGGTGATCAGGCGGGCCAGCTTGATCTGCTTGCGCTCCGGGAAGACGCGAACCCACGAACCGGCGGCGGCGAGGTTGTTCGAGGTCGCCGCGTTGGTCGGGCCGCCTTCCGAAGACGGCGAGCCGATGTAGGCGTGGCCGACCGGATGGATGCACCATTCGACGCGGTTGTAGAGGGTGTCGCTGCCCGCGCCGTTACCACGGTCCGGGTTGCGGAAGATTTCGGTCGGCACGACGGGGGTGCCGACGCCCAGCCGGAATGAGCCGGGGCCAACGAGCCACGTGTGATAGATGCCTGCCGACGTGCCCGAGCCGTTGCTGGTATCGCCAGCGGGGTTCGGCATGCCGTCGTCGACGATCACCCGGCGACCGAGGAACACCGGGATGTTCACCTTGCCCTCGCTGTCGGGAATGAAGTCGATCAGGTTGTTCTTCTGCGCGGTCGAGTAAACGACCGAATGCATGAACACAGCCTGCACGTCCTCGGCGGCGTCGCCGAGCAGGGTCGCGGTGTCGATGAAGGCCGACGCCGAGAAGTTGGTGACGCCTGCGGTGAACGAGGAGCCCGAGATGTCATGGGTCAGATCGTTCTGATGGCCGTAGGCCGCGTTGATGCCAAGCTGGCCCGAGCGACCATGGGTCGGATCGGAGAGGGCGTTGTCGGCGAACACACCGTTGGCAACGGCGACGAAGGCGCGCTGCAGACGACGGACCCAGTAGTCGGAGACGCGCGACGCGATGGACTGCATCGGGTCAGACCCGGCGAGTGCCGTGGCCAGACGCATGGTGCTCCAGCTTGCGTTGCGGGACAGGCGCACGGCGACTTCGGCCGAGGTCTGGGTGATGTTCGGGGTGGACACGTTGTTCGGGTTGTCGTCCGAAACGTTCTCGGCCGGATCGCCGATGTCCTGCCAAGACGGGACCGTGAAGGTCAGACCGCCGCCAGCGAGCAGATTGTCGAGGAAGTCGTCGCGAGCCGCAACGCCGCTCTGGATGATCGCGGTCTTCTCCATCGTAAGCTGCTGCGTGTACGGAGTGAAGACGGCGGGGACGATCACATCGCTGATCTGAGTGGACACGTTGGTCATGGGATTGCTCTCCGAGTGATGGGTGGAAGTTCGGGGGCCGGTCCCATCACGGGTTGAGCCTTGCTTCAGTGGCTTCGCACAATCGCCCATGGCGGAAGCGAAGATCACTGCAAATTGTGTCGCAAGACTACAGCACTAAATTCCGAAGAACAACTGACGATTTCGTTTAGAAAAATTAGGACCAGTTGCCGACGTTCGCGTTGGTCGTGAGGGTCGCGGACAGCGCGACGGGGCCGATGGTACGTTTGATCGATGGATTGGCCATGTAGTATCTCCCAAAATGAAAATGACGCGCCCTTTATACCGGGGCGCGTCATCATTTGCTACCCGCGATAACGAGCGGTTAGGCGGCGGCTTTGGTCGACCCAACTACGCAGCCGACCTGACCGGCGATCTCGTTGGCTTTGACCTCGCCAAGCGTCTTGACCAGATGGCCCTGCTTGGTGACGTTCCAGCCTTCCTTCGACCACGGGTTATTCGCGCCCGCGTAACCGGAGTTCGGTCCGTTGCGACCGAGCGGACCGCTGCCACTGCCCACGGAAGCGGGCCACCAATGCGGTGCGCGCTCTTCCATGTCGTGAAACCAATCCTTCGGGGTCAGGCCAGCGGTGACGCCGACACCATCCTTGGTGATGATGCGGTGGTCGTCCTCGCTGATTTCGAAGATGCGCAGGCCGCGCATCACCGCGTCGTCGATTGCCGAGGGCAGGACCTTCGCGCCGATGGCGGCGTCGCGGATCGCGCGCTCGACGTTGCCCATGACGATGGTCGTTTTCAGGCCAGCGACTTCGGTCTGCGCGGCAGCGACGAGCTTCTCGCTGTCCGACAGCTTGCGGCCGAGCGCGTTCTTCTCGCGTTCGATGGGCGCGACCTTCTGCGCAACGCGCGCAGCAATGATCGGCTCAAGCTTGGTCTCGTCGATGCTGCCATCGGACTTCAGCGCCGCCAACTGGGCGTTCGCCTCTTCGAGGTCATGCGCCTGCGTGGCGATGGTCTCGGCATCGAGGCCTTCGAACGGCGCGAACGCCGCCTTGGTCGCGCGATGCTCTGTGCGCTCTTTGACGAGCGCGCCCTGCACGCGGTCGATGTCGGCTTGGGTCTTCACACCGATCACGCCGGTCAATTCCCATTTGCCGTTCTTCTCGGTATAGAGGTCCTCGTAGCCCACCGGGATTTCATCCTTGGTGTCGTAAATAGTCTTCAGCATAGAATTTCTCCATCAGGTTGCGGCAGGATCATTCCCGTCCGACCCGCCCAAGCGGGATTTGCGTTTGTGGAGCAATCCTTTGCCGAGACGAAGGATGTGCTGCCTAGTAACCTCAGTCGCGCCGTTGACACCGTTTAGATGTCGACTGCCAATGACGCGGTGAGCGATATCAGTGTTGCTTTCACCAGCGGTGAGCCCAACACTAATTGCGGAATGAATGCGATTGCCATCTTGTGCCGCGATCCCGCGCGCCCACGACGCGAGACCGTGGCCATAGATTGTCAATGGCCGAGGTGCGCGACGATGACGGTCCCATGACGTTGCTTCGTGTTCATGGTGGCCTTCACCGCTGTTTCCGTTGCCATTGATCGGGCCGTCCATAGACCTGTCGACCAAATCGGGGAATGCCTCCGCCAGCGCTTTAGCGGCGCGAGCGGCAGCTTCCGATGACATCGGAGTTTCGAGCGGATCAGGATCGGTGATCCATGGTGCAAACGTTTCGAGATCGCTCACAGCTTAATACCCTTCTTCTCCGCCAAGTCCCTCAGGGCTGTCGAATAGTCGACCGTCATGTCTTTGTCGGCTCGACCGCCCATCTTGGAATATAGCCGTTTTTCAGGATACCACCAAGTCGCTTGCATGTCTGCAATACTCATTTTGTGCCCGGCGTCCGCGAGCTTCGCCTGCGCCTGCGCGAAGACGTCCCGGATATGCTGTCGCTGGCTGCCGCTGCTGGGCTGGTCTTTGAGGCCTGAATTAGCCTGTGAAAACCGATCCGCTGCGAAAACCAATTCTGATTTCTTCTTCGCGCCGCTGTCATAATCGGCTCGGTTAACCTTGAAGTCCCGCTCGTGTGCCTTGAAAATTTCACTGGCCCGGTTAATCAAATTTTTACCATCTGCCGGGATTTTCTCTCCGGCGGCCTTGAGTGCATCGGTGAAACGTGCCTTCGGCTTCTCTACGTCAACCGTGCCGACCAGCGTCCCGGTGAGGCGACCCCATCCACGCATGAACCACATATCAGTCGTGAGTGGGGCGTAGTTGCCATTGAGGTTCTGATAGAAGCCCTGACCGATCTTCGGTCCCAAGATCGCGGAGCCGTAGACCATCGTGGTTTTCTTCTCGCTGCCGCCGACGACGTATCCCATCTTCTCCAACTCGCCGACTGCGAACTGCTTGTCCAAAAATTTCTGCGTACCGGCGACGCCGACCTCTCCGATCAGCTTGTTGAGCTTTTCGAAGTTGCCGTTCATCATGCCTTGCGCTTTACTCTCGACGTCGGTCGGAAATTTTCCGGTCTTCGCGAAGGTTTCATAGGCCCCGTCAGCCAGACGCGTGTTGCGCGGCACCGTCTCGCCTTGACTGGTGATCGCCATCGCGGCGGTGTAGGCGAACCTCGCCGCCGGGTTGTTCGCCATTTCGGGATGGAGTTTTTGCGCAATGCCCATCGCATCATTCATTTTCGTCGTGTACCAGTCGTCCGCGTGCTCCGAGCCGCCGCGTGTGAGTTCGTTTTCAATCTCCGACGCGATAGCGCTGGAGACTATGTTGTCCTCTTTCGGGTCCGACACGGCGTTCTTGCCGCTCGGGCTGTCGATCACTCCGCTCTCAACACCGAGAGCTTTGAGCGCAGCCTGACCACGATCATTGAGTTCTTTGGCAATCTCTTCGTTGCTGCGCGACCGCAGCTTGCCGCGCTGCGGCCCGTTCAAGATCGAGTTGACCGTGAGGTCCTCGTATGAGCCGGAGCCCGCTGTCCACTTTCCGTGGTTGTCGCGTGCTTCGCTTGGATTGAATGTCATGACGCGCGGCCCTCATTGGCCGTCCACTCTGGCATCAGACCGATCTTCTGCGGAGCAAATACCGTGTGCTCGCTGTCCGCCGTTCGATTGGTCGCGCCATGCGGGCCGTAGTTGACCCATGAGTTCTGGCCACGCGTCTCGTTGGTCATCGCAGGCCGCGCGAGATCGGAATACATCGAAGCGTGCGAGCGCCACGCGTTTTCCTCGCCTTCGGCACGGAAACCATTTCCTTCTTTCATGTGACCCATCATGTCATGCACGATGCGGAAGACGTCGTTCGCGACGACAGGCCGCCCGTCGATCACTTCTCCGGTCGGCTTGAGCAGTGGATTGTCTTTGCTGAAGTCGCCACCCGCCGAGCCGTAGCCCAGATCGGTTGGAAAACCCCACCAGTGATTGTTCTCGCTCACGTCCATCGCGGCGAGACGCGGCGACAGCGCGTAGGGATCGGGCTGGCCGGGCTTGACCCACTCGACCTTCAGGCCGGTCTGCTTGATCGTGGCCCACTGCGCAAGCGTTTCCTTGACCATGGCCTCATAGCTGGCCTTCACCGCCGGATCGGTCGGTGCATTCTTTTCGTCTTCGAACGCGCTCGCGATCCGCGCGGCGCGATCCTTGTCGAGCTTGGCGTATTCGGTCGGCGGGTTGTACGGGAGACCCGCGCTCTGCATGTAGTTGGCCGCTGCATCCCGGAGCCGTCCGATGGGGCCGGGCACGTACCACTGACCTTCGAGATTGATCGGCTTCTGCGGGAGGCCTTCGAGCGGCTTCGCGCCATCGGCCACCTTCAGTGCCTGCGCTTGCGCGTCTTCCGGCGTGTCCGCGCCCGCGTGCGCAGGCGGCGCTATCGGCCTGTCGATTGGCCGCGTCACGACGGCGCTGAGCCCGCCGGTCTGCTGCGGGCCTTTGAGCGCTACGTCGGTTGTGCCGAACTCGCCGTGGTTATTGCGAGCTTGCGAGGGGTCATATGTCACTGGGCAAATTGTCCCGGAGATGGCGGAAGGCCGCCTTGATGTGATGTTGACGAATACGAATGACCTCTTTGGTCAGGTCATCACGTTTGAGCATCGCGTCGCTGACCTTGGTGTTGTTGACGCCAGCGACGTTCATGAGACGACACTCGATCAGATCACGAACCAACGGCTCGCTCTGATCGAGAATGTCTAGTGCTTCGTGAAAGACCTTCACGATGCGAGGCCCGTGCGGGTCCTTCATTTTGCAGACGCGCCTTTCTTGCCGACCTTGCGCTTCAGCGGGACTGGCGAGCCGCGTGTGTGCCCGTGTTTGCTTTGCGAGTTCGGTTTGATCGGAACGTTCTTATTAGGCGGTGTGGGCGGCACAGTCCCAGCCGGAGGTTGACCCGGGGCAGGAGCGGCGGTTGGAGCGGGGCCAGAGGACCCACCA